ATTTTGCGCTGCGAGGTTTCGTCTGTGCGGACGGGCACGCCCCCGGCGATCTTTCGCTGCGAGCCTTCGTCGCTTCTTACCGGCACGCCGCCGACGACAGTGCCGCTCAGTTCAGCCTGTTGTCTGCGGGAGCGGATGGCGTCCTGCATCACCGTCTTGCGCTCTTCCAGAGACAGCGGGGGGGGTGTGTAGAGCGTCTCTTCAAAGGTCGTGCAATCAATCGTCACAGCGGGCATGAGTTATCTCCTGAAAAGCTGGATGGAGACGGATGAGGCGTTGCCGCTGCTCAGGCTGAGCCGGATGCCCGAGATTCCCCCGCCTCCCGCATAAACAAGGAAATTCGTGCCGTTCGCCCCCACGCCTGCCGTGTTGCCAGCGCGAATGCCGCCGATGATGACACCACTCTCCTGAGTGTAGTTGGGTATGAAAATGCCGCCTTTTTGAGCGACCGTACCATTTGTACTTAGCACGACGGCTGTGCCGAAGCCTGAGCCATGATCCAGCGCGATCTGGAAACTGCCGCTGCTTGCTGGTGTCATCGTGATACGAAACATCAGGTCCGCATATGTTTGCGGGATAGAGGTGAAATCCCACTGCCCGACGCTGCCCGTCGTTGTGATGGCGTGCTGGGTCCAGCGGACAGCATCCCATGACGCACTGGTGCCGTCGGTCGTGAGAAACTTGCCTGAATTGCCGGATTGCGAAGGCAGCGGGCCTGCGCCGATTGCCGCATCACGCGCGGCTTCAGCGGCTACCCTTGCGGCATCGGACAAGCCCGCCTGCGTTGTGGATATACCTGCCTGCGTTGTGGATATGCCTGCCTGCGTGGTAGCAATTCCGGCTTGCGTTGTCGCGGTTGAGGCAAAACCCTCCGCGGCACTGCGCGCAGCCTCTGCATCATCCGCCGCTTCCGCGCCCGCCTCGATGGTGGGCAGGAGGGCGTTTATACCGCTTGCGGTAGCATTTATTTCTGGCTGCAAATCGTCGTGCATTGCATCCAAAAATGAGGCAGTTTTTGTTGAAAAAACAGGTCCGGTATCCGTCCCGCGAATTGGCGGCTCTGGCAAAGGAGAGATCATCGGGATGGGTGATAAAGCCATTATATACCTCGTACTTCAAGAGACATGATTGCGTATTCTGGATAAGCAATCTCAATAACAGCATCTCGCAAGAGACCATAATAAAATGATGCGCCGTATTTTTCAATCCCGATAACCAGAACCGGTGTAGCCCGATATCCTGTTACGATATTATATGTCGCGTCAACCTTAACAGCATCAATCGTGACAGTGAAAGTTCCTGTTCGATTATATGTGCGCTCTACAATAAAAGTGCCGCCGAAGCCATCATCCTCAACTCGAGAATAATCGGTTCCACTAAGTTGCGCGCCCCAATGAACCCTTCCTATGTAATAGGATTGCCCGACAATCATCTGGCCAACCGCTACATTTGTTTCCCCAGACAATGATGCTGAAATCAACGGGTTGTAAACATCGGGAGGAAGATTAACGACAACATCTGTTAAAGCTATGATAGGCTCGAAAAAATACTCATAATAGTCAGTTACACTTGCTTCATTGCGTAAAACAATTGTTTCAGTGAAAATATCAGATGACCCGTCATTAACAGTCACATCAAGACTGTTTCCGGTGATATTCAAAAATGCAACGGTATCAACATAGCCTAAAGTTTCCACAGAAACATCAAGAGGTGTCGCCCTTGTCGTTTGCGTACTAGTCCTATCATCGAACATTGCCCAAACATTGCTCGGCCCAACATCTAGCCAAAATTCGGTTTGAGTTTCCGGGTTTTTGTTAGTGCCATTCTGGATGCTCTGGTAAATCCTACGACCATAAGTGACCCTTTGGCCAACCGTGTAATTAGTTACGCTGCTCCACGCGGCATCCGCATTTGTGGCATTAGTGGTTAAATCACCATCAGTTATGACGTATGGACGAACTATTTTCATAGACCTACGTCCGTCACGGGCAGCGGGGTATTTGATACAGTTACGGGTACGGTTTCGCCATCGAGAGTTACGGCAATTGAAGTATCTCTCGATGCTCTACCCAATAAACGAGCAATCTGGTTCATAGAAAGAACAAGGGTTTCCATAGTTATCTGCGTTTTTTCATTAGATTGTTTGGTTTCCCTATTTCCTGTATCAACCACTTCTGTCAATTCATCTATGCTATCTGTAACGACATGCGCAAAGTAAGGGACAACCTCTTCATTAAGAACTTGGTTATATGTCGCAAGAGCATCGTAAAAAGTGATATTATCATCACGAAGAAGGCCAAGCTGATACACAATGGCAGTCATCTGGTTTAGCTGTTTTTCCGCCATGCTTGCCACGCCATCAGCGCCCTTGATGGCGCTATTCGAGCCAGACAAAACAGCGGCGAGGGCTTGCTGATATTGTTCAAAAGTGCCGCTTGATTTTGCGCTATCGAGATAAGATTGAGCATCGCTAGTGAACGCGCCCAATGACGCTTCATTGCCCAATCCCGCCATGGCCGATGTGTTGGCGAAGCGCGATTGCGCCTGCGCCAGACCGAATGCCGGGTTGTTGCCGCCGATCAGCCCGTCGCGAAACTCCTTGATGGTCGCGGAGAAGTCCTTGAACTTGTCGATGGTCGATTGCAGCGCGCCGCTTTCCCGCTCGTATGCGGAGACGAGGGTGTTGCGGGCATCGTCGAGACGCTGGCTGTATGCCTCCATCGCAGCCGTGGCTGCTTCCTGCGCGGCCTGCTGTGCCGCAAGCGCATCCTGATAGTTCCAGATTGCTTGCTGGATCGCGCGGGCCTCATCGGACTTGAGCAATTCAAGGTCCATGTCACGCAGTGTTTGCGTCTGGCCTGTCAGTTCCAGCCAGCGGCGCGACAGACTATCGATTTCGTCAGCGATATCCTTCTGCGCCTGCGCAAGTGCCTCTGCCGCCGCCTTGGCTTTTTCTGCCTCTGTGGCGAGATCGGTCAATGAGAATATCATTTCCAGCAATGCACGGTTCGCTGGGTCGAGTGCTTCAAGTTCCCTTTGACGCAAAGCGGCAGTGTCTCCTTGCAGTTCAAGCAAGCGGCCCTCAAGGCCATACCGCTCGTCTGCAATAGCCTTGAGTTTTGCAGCGGCCTCTTCCTGCGCAGCCAGAGTGGCGGCGTTCGATGCCGCCAAATCCTCTGCTGCGTAAATCTGCAACAGATAGGACCGTGTAAGTGCATCTGCTGCATTGCGCAGTTCGTTCTCGCGTTGAAGGCGCTTGACTTCCGCATCGTTGCCCAGCGCGGCCTGAAGACGCTCTTCAAGGCCGAACATGGTTTGTGCGTTTTGCTTGGCGATGGCGCGGCGCTCGGCCAGTTTGTCTTCCGCATCGCGCAGCATGTTGGCTGCCTCGATGGCCTGTTGGATCGAGCGCAGATATTCGGGCGCATCATCGATACGTGCCTGCCGGGCCATGGCTTCGGCTTCCTCGATCTTGCCCTGCGCTTCGAGCAGTTCGATATTCTTGTCGCGGATTTCGCGTTGACGATCCAAAGCCTCACGTTCAGCCTGCGCAATCTTTTCTGCGGCTTCCTCCGCCGCCTTAGCGCGCTTAATGCCGGTAAGGCGCTCAAGTTCCGCCAATTCGTCCGCAGTCGCGCCCGCTTCCTTAAATATCTTATCCATATTTTCGCGCCAGCGCGTAATTTCATCTTGCGCCCATTTTGCAGGATCGTCATTTTGCGCAAGTTCGTCAAAAACACCTTTGAACGACAGCGCTTTACTGATTTGCGTTTGCAAGTCGCCATCGGCCATAATCAGGCGCTTCATGCTTTCGCTAAGACCGCCAAGCACGCCCTGCTGAATTGCTACCTGCATTGCGTAAGCTATTGCGGCGGCTTGATCTTCGCCAAAGTCAATCGCGCCCTTGCTGGTTTTCGTGATGCCTTGGCCGGTAGGATCGACGCGGTAATTCTTCTTGCGCATACCGATAGACACATTTGCATCACCGATAAGTTGCGCGCCAAGCTGGTCAGCAAGGCTTGTCAGGCCGTCAATAATGCCATTTGCCATTTGGCCAGCGGCTTTCTTGAGTTTATCACTACTGCCCTTGATTGCGGTTTCCATCGCCTCGCCAGCAATGATACTGACAGTGGCGGATGCACGCGGGGTTTTCTTGACAAGTCCGCCAATGACACCGCCAAGAATGCCGCCTGCGATGGCACCAAGAGGTCCGGCGAATTGACCGAGGCTGCTGCTGATGCTTGACAGTGCGCCGCCAAGGAACTCCTCACCAATCACCTGCCCCAATCCGCCGCCGAGAGCGCCGCCTGTGCGAGAGCCTGTAACACCTCCGATTGCGCCGCCAAGCGCTGCACCCTTAGCGAATGCCTCAAGCTGCTGTCCCAGTTTGCTGGTGACATCGACCAAAGGAATAATGGCGTTTGCTAGTTGACCTACAACATCGCCAAAAGCGCCGCCAATAATGTCAGCTATGGCATATGCAGCATCAAGTGCCTTGCGTCGGTTTTCTTCTTCAATGCGCAATCTGTCTTGGCGCTCACGCTGCCATGCATCGGATTTGGCATTCAGTTCATCTTGAAGACCTTTCCATTCCTTATCAACCATCTTTTCCCAATCGGCATACCACTTGCCGATATCGCCAATCTGGCCGTTCAGCCCCTTGATGAAGTCCTTCCAGCCTTTCTGGAACTCCTTGGCCCATTCGTCGGCCATGGCCTTGCCGCCCGCTTTACCGCCTGCCTTGCCCGCATCCTTGCCGCCTTTTTCCGCCGCCGCGCGCATACGGGCGCGGTTCTGCGCTGCTCCCGACAGGGCATCAGCCATGTTGCCGATATAATCGGTCGTGAAAGAGCCCACGAGGCTCTTTGCGCCTGCGCTGCCCAATTCAGCCATCGCCCCGGCATACGGGTTCGCCAGCTCTTTCAAGCCATCGACCGCAACGCGCTTGATGTCGGTGCCGAACACCGAATTGAACGTATCGACCAGTCCGTTAACCGCGCTGGCAGACTTCTGGATCAGCCAGTTCAGCGCCTTGATCGCGAGATTTGCGGCGCTGTAAAACGCATCGCCGATTGCAGCGGGAATTTTGTCGTAAGTGGCAAGGATCAGCCGGGGCACAGCTACGTTCGCGCTGATAATGAAGTTGATCGCGGCCTTGGTGTAGCGCTTCACCGCTTCCCAAACTTCACCGATATCAAGGCCCATCGCTTGGAATGCCGCCGTCACCTGCGATGAAAGCGCGTCTCTAACGACATCAAACGCACCCAGCAGCACGTCCTGCCACGTGACGGTGACGGTGCTGTTTTTGTTTATTTCATCTGTGACAAGCGCGAGGCCAGCAACGAATAATCCTGCTGCTGCTGTTACAGCAGCGATGATTGGGGCAATGGGAGCAAACGCCGACCACATAACTGCGCCAACGCTAATCCCAGCCCTAGTTCCTGCGGTTTGGAACACGTCAAAAAGCTGTGGACCCTGCTGCAAGGCAATCATCAATGGATTCATGCCCATTGCAGCGGTTACGCCAATATCAGCCATCTGGCGAGAGAAATTCAAACCCTCTTGCGCAGTGAATTTGAATTGCCCGCTGATGTTTTTACCAGCCCTTGCAAACCCATTGCCCATAGCAGCGGATGCAGCCCCGGCATTTTTAGCAGATGCAGCTAGATTGTCGGCAGCTTGCGCGGCAATTTTTTCCTGCTTTGCCATCTCCGCAAGTTGGATAGATGCCTTGCGCATGTGCCGCTCGGCCTGCTCAACGGTTATACCTGTTTTACGAAAGGCATTGGACGCTGCATCAGATGATGATTTAATGCCAGATGTTGCATTTCCAGCATCTTTAGAAGCCTTAACAAAGCGTTCTAATTCATCAGTTGTCTTAACAACACCATCGGATGTTACTTTAATACCAAGGGCGGAAATATCAGCCATTAAATCCGCCCTTTCTATTTGATCTTGTCACGGAAAATCGCGGACAAACGATCTTGTGGAGACATTTCCGCAAGGCGATTGTCAAATCGCTTTTTGCTCGGCTTATGATTGAGATAAACCTCATCCATACGCCGGATGCATATGCGGAACATTTCCGCGTCATCATATGACCATCCTTGCGTATGGTCAATGATGCTTGCGCGGGGGATAGGTCCAGCGGCCATCCCGATTTGCCTGTCTGTGGAGAGTTCCCAGAAATCTTCATACCAGACAGACAATCCTTGATGCAATTCAGGACAAGGCGGGCCATTCCATTTATTGCCTGCTTTGGTCTCCGATGCATAGTCGCGTCCATACATCAGAGACCATTGCAGATAGTCAGTTAGTTTCCCGCCGCATCATTCGCGGCAGAAAGCAGTTTCTCAGCAACACGGTTTGCGGCCTCAATAACAGCATTACGATAGGTTTGCCCTACGCCATGCCCATCATCAGCCGTAAGAACGGCAGTTGCCAGTTCCTTGGAATATTCAACCGGATTGCCGTCGCTAGTCAGTGCATATGGGCCGGATGCCTTGGACATATCCCAATCGACAAGCAAAAATTCCGCAAGCGGGCCACCGGATTTAGGCAGAACATCAAGAATACCTTCATCAGTTTCGGTCAACTTGCGGTTGCGGCGATAAACACCACCACTTGCAGCCTGATAAGGCTTATAATTGATCGAGCGAACCTTGAGGCGCATCCCAGGAATATCCGAAAGCTCATCAATCCATTCTGCGCCGCTAAGGTCAACCTTTTCAGCGAGCCGTGAAATATCGAAAGCCATTTTAAGTCCTTTAGGGTCGGAAGGGTCTAGACGCGGCAACCGACCCTAAAAGCCGCCGCGCCTAGGTCGTGTTAGTTAAACGCGGACAACATTGGAGTTGACATAGATCGGATAGGTTTGCAGCGCGGCAGCGTTTGCATCGCCGCCACCAATCGTGCCTTCACCGGGAATGCCGACAAACAGAGCCGTAGCACCTGCGGGCTGGCCCGTTACGGTATGTGTTCCGGTTCCTGCCGATGACGTATCAATCGCAGCGCCGCCCGGAGTAGCGGAAACGCTAAACGCCGTTGGGCTGAAACCAGTAGCAATCACATAATACGTGGTGCCAGCGGTAAGGCCAGTTGGGAGAGATCCAGTCGTGGCAAACACAACCGGAGATCCAACGGTAAGGCCATGACCGCCTGCGGCAGTTACAACAGCACTAGCGCCATTCGAGATAGTTACATCTGCGGTCGGGATGCAGCCAGCGCCAGCTTCAAGTTTGAACTGATAGTTACCGCATTCTTCAATTGCGGTGCGCAGCTTGATTTGGCCGGGATCATTTGCGTCATAAGCAAATACATTGGACATTTCCGAACCGGCACGAGTGCCTTTAACGGTCTGGTCAAAGCCTGTGTCAATAAAGGATTGCGTTACCCAGTTTTGAGTGATGCCAAGATCGCCAATAGTGGCAAGTCCGCCAATTTCAGTCCACACAGCGCCGGAAAAATCGGCTGCATCAAGCGGAGGGGACGGCGGAGCGACGCGAAGTCCGATGTAAAGTTTGGATTGTGCAATTGCAACAAGATTAGCCATAACGAGCATACTCCTATGCCCGCTTGCCGTGCACGGCGAAACATACGGGCGGTTCAAACTACCCTTGCTATAGCATTTGTTTTACAGGAAAGCAATATTGTTACAATGCGGGGTAATCTATACCGGCTCCCGCTTCCAGACCGGCCATAGGCGTGCTTGGATCAAGTCCTCGCTGTTGCGCTTAGCCAAATCACCTCCACACCACTTACTTACCCGGCGCGCTTTCCGGTTGGGTTTGGCAGGTGCCGCCTTGTCCTACATCGTGCTCCACAAAACCCTAACCGTGACGACGCGCCAAGCGCCATCGTGATCCGGTTGCAGCATTGTGGCATCTTGCGTAACTCGCGCACAAACGCCGCCATATTGCATTGGCAAATCAGCCGGGAAATGCGCCGCAATCTGCCCGCCAATCTCGACAAGCTGTGCATGACTGATTGGCGTTGAAACCGGCCATCTAACTTGCAGAATAAGCGTGCCTGATCGCGTTTGCAGGCTTGTGTCTATGCCAAGCCTATCAACATCGTTTCGCGCATCGCTGATAAGCAGGAAAGGGCCATTGCCCGGTGTAAAAGCCTGCCCCGGCTCAACCTTTGTTAGCGTTGGCGACGTAACCAACGTGTCAATGCGTGACTTAAGAGCAAGCCAGAGTTTTGTTTCAATTGATGGCATGGTTAATTCTCATTCTGCAAGCGTGTCGCAACCTTTTGCATCAATTGCGGCGCGCGCGCAATATTTGCCTCAAGGAAGGCTCGGCCCGATTGGTTATAGTTACGTCCCAGGCTATCAGTACCCACAAAGCCATAATTCAAGCGGTGCGCATAAGCAGCCTTGTATTGGATAAAGAACGTACCATCGCCCTTAATGGCTTTAACCGCAGATCCATAATTCTGCCTAACGGGCGAATGATAGCCGGATGGATCGCGATTTAGCGGCGTCATTGATATGGTAACGGAACGCGACAAGTTGCCTGTATCCAGCGGCGTAAAGCCCCCGCTCTTGACCGTCCACGCCATGCTATTGGCCATTTCCTCTGCGAACATAGCTGGCGCTTGCTCAACCTTGCGGATAGCATCTTGCGCCCACTTGGCGGGATCAGTGCCTTGCCAAGTCATTTGCCAATAACCTTTTCAGCAATATCCCTAACCCCGCCAGCAAGTGCCTTGATGGCCTCGGCAATCTTCTTTTCCTGCCAAGCCTGCATTATCTCACGGCGGCGCTCAAGACAGGTCTTGCAGGTGGTCATACCGCCTGACCATCAATTTCAAACACTACTGGATAACTCTCGCCATCCTTGCGAACAATCCACTGGCAATCCACGCGGTCAATTCTAAGATTATGATCTTCCAGAACGCGCTTAAACGCATCTTCCATAATCTGCTTAACAGTCTTTTTCATATTCAATTCCTCACTACCCTATACTGCGCACGACAACGACAATTAGCGTTGTGTTTAGCGCCTCCTGCTGGATCGTGCGGATACTGCATTAGCACGCCGTCAGGCATAACGAAAGGCGTTTCCATGCCCTCGACGCTTTTACCATTCATGTAAACATGATCCACGCGCGCCCTAAGCCATATTCGGCTATGACGCCATATCTTAGTGACTGGCCTTCCAGTTTGCTTTACAGCTTCAAACTTTGAGGCCTCTGCATATTGGATAACCTCGGCGGCAGCAACGTCTTGCGCGCGCTTACGGATTAACTTGCGCGTGTATCCGCCAGTCATGTCCTCGATTTTCCGCGCCGATAAGCCCGATGGTTTTCCGGCTTCGATATTGGCAATGGCTTTTTTGATAGCAGGGTCAAAGCGTTTATCGCGCAAAGTGCTACCCTTGAGAATGGCGCGCAATTCCGATGCATCATTGCTTTCCAGGCGCCTCCGCATACTCTCGACATAACCTTGCTGCGCGCGTGATAGACCAATGCTTTCACGGATACGATTGGCAACTTCTCGTCTGCCATATCCAGCAATAACCATATCACGGGCCATAGCTTTGGTTTCTTCTGTCATGCGCCCAACATTCTGGCGGATAACATCTTGCCCAAAGCCAGTATTAGCGTTGAACGTAGCGCCGCGAATTAGCGTTGGCGCAAATAACGCGCCATAACGCATATAAATGATTGTCGCGACCGTGATATACGGCCAAAAACTGCCTTCATCGACGTTAAGCGCATCTTCAACCGCCTGCACATCGCCGCGATCAACAGCATCACGCAAGGCGCGCATATCAACGCCCTTGCGGATACCGTCAAAAGCATCAAGCAGAGCCTGTTGTAATTCAGGCTCTAACTCAATCAATATGGCGTCAAGTTTGGTCACTTCGCCTGCATAAACTTAACGACTTCAAGGCGCGCGTAGATGTAGCCTAGGCATTGATGCATAGCCAATTCCGCCTCAAATGGATTGGAATACATGCTATCGTATCGCGCGCCCAGCCATTCAATTCCCGGCCCACCTTGGGCAGTTGCCTGCCTGCAAAGCAAAAGATTTTGATCCTTGTTGTCGATAGCGGTTGATGCATATGCTGGCGATGCAGAGCAAGAGGCAACAATAAGTGCGGCAAAAAGTGCAATCTTCTTCATTTCAATCTCCTACATTTCTAATGTTCGGCAAAAAACTATTTGATGCCTTACCACTTGGTAAATAGCGCCATGTCATTTCAGGACCGGGCTTGCGGCCAACATCAGGATTAGATGGCAAGCCCTTAATCAATCCCGGCCTAACCACGATCAACTTAATTCCATCTTCTGTTTCGACAGGCTCTCGCCAGTTGATTTTTTTCATTACCTATTAAACCTCCTTGCAAATGCGATAATGGCCGCAAGGATAAGCAACGTCAAACGAAAAATTCACTTCCGCACAAAAAACTTTACCGCGCTTGCAATTCCAGCGGCAGGAATGCGCTGAATGCCTAGGATCGTCACAGCATTGCCGTCGATCTCGATCACATCAGTCGGTTTATAGCCATCAGGGATACGCTCGCAGATGACATAAAGATCAGTCGCGACAAGCGCGGTGTTCTCGATCATCGTCCCGACAAGTTCCTTGGATATGCCGAAAGCCTGTGCTCGAACGTCCAATTCCGTCCATGACACTGGCGCTGGCGGTTCCCATGGATTGACGGGCTGGGTCGCAGGGTTGGCGCGAAGATAAGTTATAGATCCAGTCTTCGCGCCAAGCCCGCCCTGGTCGGATGGCTTGAGAATATCCCTAGCCATCGCCGCCATATCATCGAAAAAATCAGTCACGTTTAGGACTTGCGCTTTCAGATTTTTTAGAAACCGCATCCACAATTCGCTGCTTCGGTTCCTCGACATAAGGCACGCACTTCCCGCGCCATGCTGCCGGGATTTCCTCGCCAACGTCCATAATCGTTCCAACCGGGACGGGAAGTGCCGATGATGTAATGATGACTTTCACAACTCTCTCCTAAATAACCAAAAACCCAATGCCGCGCTTGGGGCAAAGCCAAACGCTTAACCAACCGTCAATCAATGGATCAACGATAAACCCCGGCGCGGCATTTCCGGCCAAAGCGCCCTCACCGACTGCAAAAAACTCACGTTCCAGCACATCGGCTTTTTCGCGCTTTGTCAGACGATTAGGATCACCTCCTCCCGTTGCAAAGCCATTTACCGCCTGCAAATATGCAGCGCGATAACTGGCGTTAACCCATGGTTGCGGAATTAAATCGTCTGGCACGCTTTCGCAGCCTATAGTATGCCCCGTTCTCGGCCAAGCGCGCTCTTGCGAAAATCCACCAGTGCGGGAACTGCATTGAAGCCTAGGCTCATATGCCCCATCAACATAATCAGAACCTAATTGCCTCAATATAGCAGGCGTTGCTGACCCAGATGGCAGACTTAAGCCATTAGCGGAAAGCCATGTTGTAAAGTCAGTATCGTTGCCATAGCCAGCCATTATTCTTCCTCGGGTTCTGGTGGCGCAAGGCCAGTAACAGCAAGCGCCTTTTGCGCATTCCCCATGCTATCTGTAAAGATGGGGTCATTTACAACTTTAACCGGAAGCGGGGGATGTAGGGAAACATCATCGTCTAAAAGATATGGAATGTCTGTCTCAAAAACAGCGATACCGTTTACATCCTCGTAAACACCAGTGGCATCTTGCCCATCAGGGACGATAAATGTAACGCCAAGAGGTTGCTTCAGAGACATTAACCATCCTTCTTGGGGCGACCACGCTTTTTAACAGGCTCTTTTACCTCGGCTTTGCTTTCAGTGTCGTAAGTCTCGCCCGGCGCAATCTCGATGCCGCCGAAAAACTGCGTTACCTTGCTTTTGTTAGTGATCTTCACGCGGCAACCTCCACGGATTTAACATCGGACCATGCAGACTGCCCCGCTTCGGAGATGGCCGCAATGTCAATGTCATATGTGCCAGCGGCAAGAACCAAGGGATAATCGCCCAATTCAGGATCAACGATTGTAACTTCGTCCTCATCAACGCGAATGGCAATTCCAGTGATGTCAACACCATTATCATCAGGCAATGCAGAAATAGTTACGGTGACGCCGGTCTCGGTTGCTGCAACCGACCAATTGCCCACAACAAAAGCATCAGGCGATTCGGCGGTTGCAATATCAATCTGTTTTGCGGAAACATACATATTGAATTTGCGCAACTCATTGCCTTCCAACTCACCTTGGCCAAAGCCAAAGGATGGAAACTCAACACGCTCGCCATCAATGTCTGTGAAAAAATATGGCCGATTTACACGGTTACGGCCTGCAACTACAGCCATGCTCGGCCCTTTCTAAAAGTTGGGGAGACGCTTCCAATCGCCTCCCCGTATTTACTTACGGTGCTGGCGTAATGCCGTCAAGATACCGCACAGCATCACGGATCTGGATAAGCTGGCCAACACGGCCAATGCCCGGAATTGCCCATTGACCCCAGCCATCCTGATAAACAGGACGGAAATTGTAAGGCATAGGCATCGGCAGTTCCAACGCATCCGGGCTGTTGCGATAGCCGATTGCGCGGCCCTGACCTGCCACGTTAGCAGGGCTGGTCGTGGTGGCAGCATCAGCAAGCCAAGGCACATCACGGATGACAAGCGGCTGACCTGTGCGCGTGGTATAGATGTTGTTAGCAAGATACCACTGCAAGATCGTAGCGTTCGGGCTGGTCACGCCATAGGGCGTAGTAGCCAGATAGCGATAAGCAGCAGGAGGCAGCAGGATCGTGTTGCCGATCAGGCTTGCCAGAATACCGCTCGTGAGCGACGGGCCAACAAGCAGCAAGTCAAGTTCCGCAACGATCTGTTCCGGCGTCTTGAGGCCAACGCCGTTGGCGTCAACCCAGTTGCGAGCCGATCCAGTGCCGGTGTTAGGCGAAAGCGACGGCGTAACACCAGCCAGGTTGAACAGACCGGTCCAGCCAGTATGGCCACCGCCATAAAGAGCAGTCTCACTCACAAAGATATCCGCAGCCTGACGAGCCGCAACCGCCTTACGGGCAGTCAGCGGATAACCGGCAAACAGAGCCTTGCCAACTTCCTCGACGTTGTAACGATAGCCTACGGCATACATCGCAAACTGCGAAGATACCGAGATCAGGCTAACGTCAGCCAGCGGAACGTCCTTAGCATAGCCCGATTGCCACTGTGCAGCGCCGGTCAAGTCGCCAATCTGGAAGTCAACGCCGCTTGCCCATTCGGGATAGTCGGTATTAACCGGCACGAAGTCCGAGACATTGATCAGGTCATATTCCTGTTCAAATGCTCGGTTCGACAAAACATGCGTCTGCTGGCGAAGGTAGTTCAGACCTTGCGCGTCAGTAATATTCATTGGTCCAACCTCCCTTAACTAGCGGCAGTGATAGCGACGCTATCAGGTGCAATGTTAACGCGGATAATCGCGGGTTCACCGCTCTTAACCGACTGGTCATAGCGGCAGCCCGGCAGTTTCATAAAGCCAGACCCAGTTGCAGCGCGGAATGTGTTGTCGGCAGGGTTCCACCATACCTCGCCGCCAGCGGTAAGATCAGCACCTGCAACAGCGCCAAAAATAACGCCCATGGTCACAACGCCAAGCAAGTCACCATCGGCATAAAGCACGCTAGTAGTGCCATTCGTTGCGATATTTTCCTGCGAAAAGCCTGCCAGCTTTTCGGTCGTGGCAATGGTTTTAACCTTGGCAGTGCCGTCAGCCTCAACGCCGTTAAGCGATACAGGCACACCAAAGCCAATCGCCTTGGTCGAAGTGCCGGAAGCAAACGCGGTAAATGCGTTCCACTCTTCCATGTTTTGAAACTGACCGGGCTTACCCTTGGCCATTTTATCCTTAGGTGCGGGCATAATAGCCATGATTAAGACCCCTTCTTGCCAGTCATGCGCGCAAGGTAAGCGGCATGAGCATCATTCTGAATTACCGGCGCATCGCTGGCGATGGTGAAGCGGACAGGATCAACCGTGCTCGCATCTTCGGCCAGAATGTCGAAAGCCGCATCAAAATAAGCCTGTGACTTATCCTTGACGCTATCGCCGCGCTTTGCGATCACAACAGCCTTGCGAATATCAGCATCATTAAGGCCGTCCGTCTTTACATCGCTGCAAATAGCCTTTGCCTTGGCGATAAGATCGCCGCGTGCAGCAACAGCTGCGTCAAGCGCCGCGCCATCAAGCACCTTGGCTTTCAGGCCGTCAATTTCAGCGTCCTTAGCCGCAAGTTCAGCATCCTTTGCCGCGATTGCAGCATCATGCGCAGCCTGCGCATCCTCAAGTTTCTTGGCCGCATCAGCCTTAAAGGCTTCAACGGCAGGCGCATCGGTTGCGGCAACAGCCACTACCTTATCGCCCAGCACAATGTTAACCATGGACATAGTAACTCCTTTGTCCGTTTGGGTGATGGGCGCATCGCCCGTTTGAATGGGGGACGCCCCCCAAACCTTTGCATCTCCAATCCGCGCATCAGGGCCAGCACGGGCCGCATCCACGATTGCAAGATGATTGATCCTGATATTACGCTGGATAGCGTCATAGGCTTCGCCGTTTTCGGTCGTTCCCGGCGTCCAGTCGATTTGGCAGCTATACCCCGCCGATAGTTGGTTCTTGCCGCTTTGCACCGCGTCGATTGCATCGCGATGTTTGACAATAAGCGGCAGACTTACCCAGCCATTTTCAACCTTAGCGGCAGTCGATACTTCGCCAACCTCATATTGCTTGATATTATCCGGCGTTACAGGTTCGGCGGGATGATCCATCGTAATCGGCGCATGACTAAACGAAGCCAGCGCGTCCGCGTGAAAAACCTCATCGGCAGGCCGATATACGCGCACGATTGGCAAATCAGGACGGCCCATTTCCGATCCAAGGTAATCTTGGATGCCTGTGCGAGCGGCTTTCGCAAGCGCGACAAGGCCGCGATCCGTCACGCTAACGGAGCCGTCAATGGTAAGCGCATCGGTGAAACGCAACATGTTCATGCTTTCGCTATAGCATATGAAATAATGTTGCGCAAGTAAGCACGATAATTTGTGTTGACGCCCACACTGGATATGATAGGATTGGGGTATCAAGAGCGAAAATAGCTCGGATTTTAGGAGTTTCTTATGATTGTTGCAAAGTTCTCAACTCTCGGTGGCGGCGTCTGGATTGAGGAAAACGGGACAGATGCCCGCTTCCCTACTGATCGTTGCTTCCGCTTTGACGAAAATGGCAATTCGGAATTCGCGTATTTCGCAGTTCTCGCCAGCAACGATCCATCTCCTCGATGGTATGGTCACCAATACAAGCAAGATAATTTTATTCTTTGTTAAAATCACCCCGCTTCGGCGGGATTTTTCTTATTCTTCTTCTATCCCGGACTGCCAATCTTCCTTGACTTCCTCGAATATCTCCGGCCCCAAAACAATCGGCCCCTGATACGCCTCGACGCCATCCGGCATAGGGCCATAGCTAATCGTGATATGCGGCTGATATTCAGGATGATCCCACGACGCCCCGGCGCGGATGATTTCCTCATGCCGCCATGTTAGGTCGCTGGACGCGATCAGCAAAACACGAGCATCACCAAAACTCTCCATCTGGCGCGGGCCACCGGCACTAATCTCAATCTTGTCAGCCCAAGCGGTGCCAACCTTAAACCAGTCGACTGGCTGGCGACTAAATGCAATCGTGACGTGCATATCATTGGCGGGCAATGTCGTTTCAAAGCCCTGCGCTTTAGCCCATCGGATGATATCATTCGCGTTCAAAACATTGCGGCGAACATAAAGAGTTCGTGGCGCAGCGTCACCAATGCCGGCGCTATCCCCATCTTCGCTATTATCATCTCCCTCGCCTTGTTCAGCAAGCGTGCCATATTCGGCAATCTTCTGCTCAAGGCCGGGGAGGACGCCTTGCTCTACCAGTTCGTTCATAAGGCTATCTGACAGCGCGTCAAGCGGCAGCAACTCTCCTGCGCTTGACCCAGCCAAGGCACGGGCCGCATCAGCCGTTGTCTTAAAGATCGTGGCGCGCTCTTGCTCACTCACCTGCCTCAATGGTCGCCACTCATACCAGACTTCTGGAGGGCGCGATCCTAGTGCAACGCGGATGATGCATTCGTCCAGAATTTCCATCGCTGGCTCGATTTTAGTGGTTTGCTCATGGTTTATGCGGTCGAAATAGACACGCTCGTCACCATCACCTTGGCCACTAAGGCCAACGCTGGATCGCCCGAACAATCGCGTTGCAGGGATTTCCGCTGCACCAGCCACCAGATAACCAAACCGCTCTAGCAGGGCATCAAGCCCGCCAAAGCTGGCAGACTTGGATTGATAATCGTCTTTCATGTCCATAACAAGCGCGCCGTTGATGCCTTTCATGGCGGCTTGCAGGTGTAGGCGATTGGTTACACTTGCGCCCTTGTTTTGCGATAGCTGATCGCTAAAGCCATCAAACTTGAGAACATCAACCTTTGCCTCAAAGATCAGGCTAACGATATTTGCAACCGCGCTGTCGTGCTGTGTAACAATCTCCATGACGGATTGCAGGACACTATCGCCCCATCCGCTATCGACAACGCCTGCCAATGGAGCATCGCGATAACCAGCAAAAGCCCCGGATGATGGAATTGCATGGCCATCAAAAATCACAAGCCGCGATGCATGGATAATGACCTCTGCCTGACCATCGCGGAGCGCCAGTCGATACGTTTCCGGCTTGCCATAGTAAGGGCTTTCAATATCCCTAACAATCGGGCCGGGGTTAATATCCATCTTGGTTAGCAACGGCAGGCCGCGTATCTCGTTGACGCGATCAAGGTTAAGCGGATCTTCCGGGTTTTTATCGCCAGTTGAAATGTAAAGCGCCGCGCCGCCTAGCAGGCGAGCCATTTTTACAGCCGCTTCAACTCGGCGTTGCACGCCTAGGCGCTTTTCCAGTTGCTCGATCAATTCAATCTGTTCGGCTTCCGCTTTCCATTGCCGCCATTTTCGCGTGGCGTCCTCTGCCGGAATATCCACAACGGCGCGCGGTATCCAAGCGCCGCGATAGGCTTGGATAAGTTCATAGTCACCGATGGGAGCAAAAACGTATTCGGTTGATGCTGCTTTATCACGAGGTGTGTTAATGTTGGCGACAACATTCCTAAGACTGTCGTTCAGTTCAGTAGTAGACATTTAAACACTCCTGGCGAATTCACCGAAAAGTTCATTGGCAGCCCTACCATAAGCATCCTTGGCTGCACATTCACTAGAAAACCTTCCTAGATTTAAGGTCTTTCCATTTATTCCGATCTTTGCCACCCAAAGGCCACGGCCTTTATCCCAAGTAACCCCTTTGTGCTTAGAATAAATACCAACACCCTTTGTTCTGTTCATTTGGTTTTCTTGGTTAGTGGCAAGCCTAAGGTTGACAATCCTGTTGTCAATCCTGTCTCCATTAATGTGGTCTATCTGGCGATCCGCATCCTCGCTATAATGTAGCGCCCAAACAACTCTATGGGCTTTATACAACTTATTTAAAATCGACCCAGTCTTGTATCCCTGCCTATTAATGGCGGTAAACGCCTCCCGACCGGAATATCTATCATTCCAGTTTTTACACCTGATTTCAGAACTGGAATTTCCGGCAGAAAACATGTTCGGACTTCTCGGCAGCCAGAATAATTTACCTGTTTCGGGATCGCAGGTTAACAATTGACTAATGAACTCAATATCGGGTAATTTACCAAAAGACATTATCAATCTCCGCATGATTGGCATGTTTAGACCTAGGGATAATGACGCAATCATTTCCCTAGGTCGCCTTATCATACATCAATTGACACTTAACGCAATAGACAGATTAGCCACGACATTTCGCAGGCTATCCGCCATCAAAGCATCGTGACTGCTACTTGCGTTTAGATCGATCATTGCGCCTTATTAGCGTATATTGCGAGGAATGGCAATAAATGGCGCACGAACAAAGCTAGGGCCGACAGAGATTAACCCCATCGGCCCTGAATGATCGTCCTACGCATGGCAGGCGATACATGGGCGATGGCAACCGGGGACCCCCAATCCAAACCACCGCCCACACAGCTTCAAGGCAAGCTGTCAGCCGTTCGCAAATTCACCATTAAATCTTTTATCGGCATCCCGATATGCATCGCGAGCTAATTCCATTGTCTCAAAATACCCAATATGGGTATTAACGCCGTTAACTCTTATTTTTTCTACCCAACGCTTGGTAGGTGGGTAATAATACACACCTTTGACTCCTGACTTACTATCCTTGTGCACCCTTGTATTTCTTTGGTTCTCAGATCTGGTTGCCTCTCTCAAATTGCAAATTCTATTATCAAGCTTATTGCAATTTATATGGTCTATCTCATTGTCAGGCCACCGTCCATAATAGACAGCCCATGATACCCTATGGGCCATAAGAAAAGAACCAAACACAGTTCCATGATGATACCCGCTACCACAAACCGCCGTGAACGCCTCTTTGCCTGAAAATCTCTTGTTCCACGTTTTTTTGGCATCACCAAGGGACTGACCGCCCTTAAACCACTCTGGTCCGCGCTCGCGCCAAAACAATTTCCCTGTTTCTGGTTCATACCGAAGAAGTTGACGAAGGGTTTCAGGTGATGGTAGCTGGCGTTTAGCCATGGCGTGGTCCTTTCACGTTATGAGGGCCGGAGCGTTGGTAGCGTTGCCGGCCCACTTTATGTAGCATATTAAAAATTCATGCGCAATACCAATTCACTCGAATGCCGTCCAGTTCACGCCGAACGATCCAAGCATTTCATTGATGGCGTCCATCATCGGATCGCAGTTATGAACAAGAATGCCATTCGCGTAAAACTCCGGGCAATCCTCAACCGTCAGGTTGTAAACTGCCGCCACTCCCGCTCTTGACACTCGCAGTGCACTCACGCGAGCATGTTTTCTTTCTTGAGGCTCCTTTGAACTGAATTCCGCAAGCCGGGCAAGTTTTGTCCTGCAAGTGCCTCCCGTCTTTCCGCTTACGGCGCGCTTGACACTTCCCTGAGCAAAATCGCAGGCCCCTCGGCCAACGGGTTCCGGCCTTTTTTGATAGGAATTTACCCCCGCATTCTGAGCAAGTGTATTCAACCGGTTCCCTTGCGGCCATGACAGCGCGCGCTTGTTCGGCGTGCCATGCGCGCCCCTCATCGCTTGAATGCCATTCCGCAGCCTTTGGTCGAACCCTGTCCAAATGTGCCTTAACGCGGGCAGACCCCTTCCATTTACCTTCTGACGAATGGATTGCCTTGTGTTCCGCAGGCGGTACGCATTCAAGGTTATCAATTGCATTATTGAGCGGATTGTCGTCGATATGGTGGACTTCCCATCCTTTAGGGATCTGCCCTTTATAAAACTTCCATAACTCCCGATGATATGATTCCACGCCTCGCGCAACGTCACTCCCACCCGGAGAATAATATCTCCGATGGTTGACGCGGCGAGAGTATGGGTAACGGCGAAACGTGACGCCATTAAATTCGATTGCATCGACCTGATGCGGGGGAAGTCTTCTAGGCATATCGCCTTATAACCTGCATCCGCAACGGCGTCAAGAGGAACAAAGCCAACGTCATGCATCCAAACCGGATGATCTCGCGTCCCCGTTAACTTCACTCCATTGCAAAATTCAGCCGTCACTACATCAGCGGACGGATTGCTCATCCACGCCCTAGTCACACGCTTAAACCCCTTGCGGGTTAGAACCATATCGCCAGCACGAATGCTTTCTATAGGCCTGTCCCCACGATCCGTTCTGACCATAGTCCCAGCGATTAAGCATTGATCGTCATGCCCGGTGCCAAGCCCGTCAAACATCTGCAATTCAGCGCGCAGGGCGGTGCTATAATCCGCATTGGCAGGCAGATGAACCATGCCAGTCGCGATCCACGGCGCAGCATCAAGACCGCGTGTGTATTTATCCTTATCGCGTTTAATGCCGCTGACAGGCACGCCTTTGCGCCGCAAAGTCTGGATCAGGCCAGTCCCGCTAACCTTATCTTCAACGCGCAGGCCACGAACATTCTTGGCCTTGTGCTTTTGCCAAAAGGCAATCGTGGTGCTTTCCAGTTCCGGCGCTTCCCATTTCCCGCGCACCTGATCCAC